AATCTTGCCCTTGACATGCGGTGATGGCCCGAGGTAGAGTTGTTGCACACCAAGTTTATGTCTCTCAAAATCCCTTATTGTTTTGTGGAGCATTTGTGCTTAATGACGCTATCGCGGGCCTACCCATTAGTAAGGTAATCGAGCAGCCTCCGTTTTTTAACATGATGATCTACGGAAACTCGGGAGCGGGAAAGACTCGATTGGCAGGTTCAGCCGATGCCGTCCCCGAACTTCGTAGGGTTTTGTTTATTGACGTTGAGGGTGGTACTCTTACCTTACGTAATACGACGTACAACGAGGTAGAAGTCGTACGTGTACGATCGTGGCAAGAGATGGAAGCAGTGTACAAAGAACTGATGCTTCCCGGCCATGGATTCAATACTGTCGTAGTTGACAGTCTCACTGAGCTGCAAAAGCTTTCGATGGATCGAATCATGCGTCGGCTCGTTGAGACCGGTGATGACGAATCTATCGAGAATGTTGATGGAGACCTCGTTCCACAGATCAGGGAATGGAACATCAACATCGAGCAGACCCGTAAGGTTGTACGAAAATTCCGCGACCTTCCAGTTAATACTATCTTTACTGCACTTGAACATTCAGACAAAAATATGCTGAGGGGCACGACTCGTCGTAAGCCCTCGTTGTCTGGAAAAGTTAAAGATGAGGTAGCCGCGTTCCTTGATATTGTGGGCTATTTGTATACCAAGGAACGAGATGTGGATGGTGAATCTAAGCAGCAACGGATGCTTCTTACGGGCCAGACTGAGGACACGGTAGCCAAAGATCGGTCGAACCGACTTCCAATGGTTATTCCGGATCCCACAATGGCAACTATCTACGAATTTCTCAACAAGGAACAGTAGGGAATGACTGTGGAAGGTCTAAGGCTTAACCTTACGGACCAAGAGGTTAATTCTGAAGCGCGTACGTATAAGACTCCCCCGAGTGGCGCTTACGTTTGTAACATTGTCGAGTTGAACGCCGAGACGGTGAAGCCCGGCTCGGACAACGCGGGCAAGCCGTACTGGCGGGCACGTTTTGTCATTGATCAGGGAAGCGAATTCGACGGCACTCCCCTCTTCTCTAATATCATGCTGTTCGAAGGTGCTGCTTTCCAAATCACTCAACTTGTTAAATCAGTGTTTCCTGATCTGCTTGAGGGCAACGAGCTACGCATTCCCAATGCGGAGGCTTTCATGGGCAAGCAGATCATGGTGACGGGCATCAAGCATCGTGAAGGCAGCAACATGATGCGTAAAGGCAAGATTGTTGGGAAGTACGAGAAAGACCAGTTCGACGTTAAGGGCTTCCGCGCCCTTGATTCTTCGTACCTGACGACGAAGAAATCCGCTAACGAGTACGACCTCCCGTAAACGCAAGGGCAAGTTTTGACCCGGGTCGAGCTTGCGCTTGGCCCGGGTTTCTTTTGGAGGTGTTAGGTGCAATGGCCAGTATTTGGCGCCATGGTGGAAAACACTGAAAAGTCAAGAGAAGACTTTTTCACACTCATCTTCCCACCAGGATCAAGCGGTTATCTCTGCATTGCATATATATCGCCACTGCAACGCCACGACGCAGAACAACACTTCTTCGCTTTTCCTGAAGAACTCCCTAAAGCTTTGCAACACATCAGCAGTAATACGAGATCGGGAAAACATGCGTACTTCTGTCCACACCTGTTCAAAACCAAGGAACGCAAGAAAGAACAGGTTGAGTTTTGTGCGTCCGCGTGGGCGGATTTGGACACCTGTGACCCTACACTGCTCAACGTCGAACCGTCAGTGGTCATTCAGAGCAGTCCCGGTCGGTTCCAAGCATTATGGCTTTTCGATCGTCCTGTCGCACCACTCGAAGCCGAAGACATCAGTCGTCGCATTGCCTACTTTCACAAAGAGCAGGGCTGCGATATGGGGTGGGCACTCACCAAGCTTCTACGGATTCCGTATACACTAAACTATAAGTACGGAGACGTTGAGTCGGCACCACTGGTGGTTATTACTACTGCGCACCACCGGCTCATGCGGAAGAGCGATTTCAACAAATATCCAGAAATCCAAGCGACAAAGTTCGTCCATGACGATATGCCGGACATGGATGTCGAACCACCACTCGACATCATGCAGCGTTATCGTACAACGTTGAATCCGCTGGCCTTTGAACTCTTCGATAAAGACCCCACAGACGGGGAGGATTGGTCGTCCAAGCTTTGGAAGTTGATCCAACTCCTCATTGAAGCTGGACTTACTCGACCACAGCAGTTTTCGGTCGCCATGCAGGCGAAGTGTAACAAGTACGCTCGCGACGGCCGACCCCCCATCGACCTATGGAATGAAGTCCTCCGCGCCAACATCAAGCACCTGGAAATCACGCTATCAATTCCTAAACCTGATACCGTCATCTACGAACTCATGACGGATGCTGAGGTTTCTAAAGTACAACAGCGCGAAACTTTCGTAGAAAGGTACATCACATGGGCGACGGACCTCACGGATGCATCGCCACAATACCACCAGGCTGGCGGCTTTACTGCGCTAAGTGCAGTGATTTCGTCGAATGCAAGACTATTTACTTCATTTGGAACGATCCGGCCGAACTTGTGGTTTATGATCCTTGCGGACACTACTTTAACCCGAAAAACTACAGCGATGCGGATCGCGACGTCTTTGCTCCAGGAGATCGATGATGACGTTGTCTTCGCTACTGACGGCTCGGCTGAAGGAATATTATCGTCACTCTCCGATCGAGATGGAAAAGCTTCGCTATTCTATCGAGACGAAGTTACCGGACTCATGCAATCCATTATGGCTAAGGACTACATGTCCGACATGCCGGAGCACTTTACTAAGCTCTACGATAATGATGTCGTCCGACGACTGCTGAAGAAAGAAACCATCACCGTTCGAGACCCGGTGTTCCTCATGCTCTGTGGGGGCATCAAAAGCAAGATTCAGATGATGTTAACGGAAGAGCATATCGCGAGTGGGTTCGTCCCGCGATTTGTCTTCATCACCGCAGAAGCCGATGTATCACGACTGCGCCCTGTGGGGCCTGCGGTAACGACCAACGATGAAACGCGATCGGTAATTATCAACGAATTAACCGATATTCGAAATCATTACAATACCACGATCAACATGCACTATGGCAATTCAACGATCGGAGCTGTACCTAACTTCGCGGTAGAGTTGACGAATGAAGCATGGATCAGATATAATGAACTAGAAGACGTCATGGTCAAGTCTGCCCTTGATAGTGGGTTGTCATTCTTAACTCCCGTGTACGACCGCTTAGCTAAATCCATTTTAAAGTCAGCTATTCTCATTGCCGCTTCGCGCCAACGTGGCAGCGTTATAAATGTGGATAAGACAGACATCCTACATGCAATCTATTACGGCAGGCATTGGAAGACATATGGCAGTGAGATTGTCAATGGAGTTGGAAAGTCCCGGGAGGAACGACTGATCGATACCATTGTCACACGTCTAAAGACTGTGCCAGGGGGTTTAGCTCGGTCAGAACTAATGAGAGATTACCAACTCTCTAACAAACACGCTGCCGAATTGTTTGCCACAATGCTACAGCGTAATCTTATCCACAAAACTCAATTCGGTCCATCCGAGTTGTACCACGCAGTCCGGGAGGCATGATGCCATACATTGGCGCCAAGGTTAGGCATAAGGATGAAATGGTGACGATAAAGGTGTGTGGAACGGAGAAACTATTCTTGACTAGCCCGTCCAAGCTACAAGACATAGTTTCTTCAGCTGTTGAGGCTGGGCCATTTGATGATGAGCCCGTCGTGGGAATTGCTAAGATCGTAGCAGAGGCCCTATACGAGAATGAGAATGTATTGTGGGTTGAGTGTGAAATCCTCAATGCCGATGGCACCATTTATGGAAACACGGTTACCCTACTAGACGCATAGGAGATTAAATGGAGCTAGCTCGCCTACGCTATTGGGATCAATTCTATGCACTCCAAGATGGTGTTTGGACGCAAGTGTCTCCAGAAGACGTTGTCACAATGTTCAATAGTATAGTGGAGCGCTACAAGGTCGTCCTTGACGACATAGAGGAGATCGTTCGTGGACATAACTCCTGAGCAGACCTCCCGCTACATTAGAGAGCTGCAATCGATACGCAATGAGCGCTTGGACTCCGTATTGTCCGATGGCGTCCAACTAGAAACACTCGTCGCGGATATAATGAACTCCCTTGAAGTTCTCTATGTAGTTCATCGCGCTAAGATGGCTCATGAAGAGTAAGATACTCGACGTTTTGATCTGGATTGTCGATCGTCTCAATAAGCTGGTGTGGCGTGACGGAAAGCCTGGGAAGAAAACACCCCCTCGCTGAATGCGAGCGGTGCCCCTATAAGACCATAGGCAAGTACGTCCCCAGCCTTTTTCCTACTAAACCGATTAAGCTCTCCGTTGTCGGCGAAGCCCCTGGGCCACAGGAGGCTAGGACGGGAATACCATTTACCGGACCATCGGGTGATCTTCTCAACGCAGTTCTCAAACATCATGGAGTTGCACGTGAAGAAGTCTTCCTCACCAACATTTGCAGTTGTCGTCCTTCTGGCCCTACTGAAGCTCCTCCGAAAGATGCGATTGCTGCATGTGCAAACCGACTCAATCGCGAGATCGATGGCGTTCTCCCACGAACCGGAGAAGCTAGAAGTACGATTGTCGCTGTGGGTGGGACGGCAGCCAAAGCGTTACTGGACGATAATCGTAGAATCTCCAGCCTCCGTGTGGGACCGCCGAAGCCGAGTCCTCATCGAGACGACGTCGAGATCATTGCAACCTGGCACCCTGCTTTCTGCCTTAGATCCCCTGATGCTTTCCCGTCTTTCGTCCGCGACATCGGAAAGATCAACGGAGTAAAACATGGCCCATGGGTTGAACCAGAGTACAAAGTATTTGACGACCCTAGTGTTGCCTTATTGGCGCTACAGCGGCTTATTGAGCGAGTACGACTGGTGGTCGTTGACATTGAGGTCGGTATTGAGAAAGACTTCAATTATGCCCACCCAGAAGACTATGCTCTACTCTGCGTTGGAATCGCATACACCAAAGGCAAGGCTGTGGTTCTTGGTGAAAATTCACTTAAAGACCGGCGAGTACTCGATAAACTACGGGAACTACTCAGTCGAGTTAAAGTCGTTGCTCACAATGGCAAATTTGACCTACGCGGACTTTCCCCAGTGGTGGGCGTGCAGCAGCTTTGGTTTGACACAATGCTTGCCTCCTACGCAATTGACGAACGCCCTGGACAACATGGCCTCAAAGTCCTCGCTATTGAGCGCTTGGGGGCACCAGCGTATGACGATGACGTCAAGCAGTATGTAGGGAAAGGGAAGGGCAAGTCGTATGGAAACATTCCTCGACCCATCCTTTATCAGTACAATGCTTATGACGTCTGCTGCACATGGGATTTGTACGAACTGTTCGCCATCGAGTTGGGAGAGCGTGGCCGACAGGCACACGACTTTATGGTCGCCGCCGCAAACGAACTCATTTATCTCGAACTGGCCGGAATCCATTTTGACCATGACTATAGTGCAGACCTAGCTGAAGAATACCTAGAACGAATCAATGACACGGAAAAAGAGATCGTAGACACTGTTGGATACTACGTTAATCCCCGATCACCCAAGCAAATCCAAGCGTACTTGCTGAAGAAGGGTATTCGCACTAAAACAACCAACAAGGATTTTCTTGCGGAGATCCGCCCGTTCATGACAGATACAAAGGAAGAGGTTGGTCGGTTCATCGACGTCCTGTCAAAGAACCGAAAGGCGAGCAAGCTGTATGGCACGTACATTAAGGGCCTATCGCAGAGGACAACCCATGGGAATATCTATACAACGTATTTACTCCATGGAACAACCTCTGGTCGGCTTGCCTCCCGAAATCCAAACATGCAAAACATTGTTCGCAATAAGCCAATCCGCAACCAGTTTACAGTTGCTTCTGGAGACAACGTACTTATCCAACTCGATTACAAGCAAGCTGAAGGGCGGGTTATCACGACCCTTGCCCAGGACGAATACCTACGCGATATCTTCCAAGACCCTACACGTGATATATTCGATGAACTAACGGAGCGAGTCTATGGAGCAGGAAATTGGGCCAAAGAAGAACGTGTTAAGATTAAGACGTTCTTCTATGGACTATCCTACGGGCGAGAAGCGCCATCTATCGCTCGTGAATTCGACATGCCCCTCGATGAGGCCCATGAACTACTTAGTAGTTTTAAGAATCTCATTCCTGCAACAGTCGCTTGGCAGTCCGCCATCAGCCACAAGGTCCTCAGCGGCGAAGACCTGATTACCCCATTCGGCCGGAAGCGTAGCTTCCACCTGATCACAGATGAGAATAAGCGTGATGTCCTCAACGAGGCCCTGTCCTTCTTGCCCCAATCCATCGCATCAGATATCTGTCTCTCCGCACTCGTACGTTTGCGACCAATGCTGGTCGGTCTGGCAACGCTTCGACTCACAATCCACGATGCCATTGTTACGGAGTGTCATAAAGATAGATCGAGCGAAGTTATCGAAGTCATGAAGAAAGAAATGATCGCAGCCGGAGAGAGGTTTACTGACTACGTGCCATTTGCTGTCGATTCGACCATTGGCACACGACTGGGACAACTCTAGATGAGACTGTCAGCAGTTATTGGTTATCTGTTTTGTATTGGTGTCGCCACACTTATGGTTTATGGCGCTATCTATTGGAGTAGAAGATGAAGAAGCTGTTAGTCGTTTTCACTGTGCTAGCTTTAGCTATCATTGGCGCACCTGCTCCCGCCCTAGCGTCTTGGAACGCTTGCGACTGGGGCCGGTTCTGCATGTGGAACAACGAGAATTACTGGGGCACGTTTAGTCAGGTTCTTTACCCAACAGGCCAATGTATTAATTCAGCGTTGTCTAACACTGCCAGTTCCGTTCGCAACAATAGGCCACTCAGCACGTACATCCACGAAGGTCCGTGTAGCGACCAACGCAATTCATGGCTGGTATCCCCGGGACAGTCGTACAGTCCTATGCCCGCTGGATGGAATAACGCTATGCAGTCGTTCACGATGGTAGAGTAGTAAATGTTAACCAAAATCAAACCCTTCTACGCGGTACTTGTCCACGAAGACAAACCAGACGATAATGGTACTCCTACAGAGGTTATTGAGTATACGTGGACTCGCAAGGGAGCCGAAAAAGTCCAAAAAGCTGCTTACTCCAAGATGATTCAACCGTATAACAAGTGGGTTATGGTTCTACCAGCCAACTGGAAATGGTGGTGGACTATCAACTGTGGAACAGTGTATCGCTATGTAGGGTTTGATGATCGGACAGGCACCTTCCTATCCACCAGAGTTGGTTGGTGGCGTAGAGAACGACTATGGCGCGCTCTATGGAGGTTGGCTCGTGGACGACATAAGGGCAGCCATCGTCAAAAGGCTAAACAACAGGATCAATCACCTGAGGAAAACTAAGCGTCTTATGAATTTTCAAGATCCATTACTCGATGTCCACATTGCCCGTTTAGTCCGACTTCGCGACCGTACAAGTACCCTAGGCCACCGCGAGTTAGGACCTCTCCGAGAAGATATTTAGCGGAGTTTAAAGACCATGAGAATACTTGCCATCGATCCTGGAGAAGATGTAGGACTTTCCTTCCTTGACACTAAAACAGGACGAGACATGTCTTGGCAATATCGCCCAGATACTAATCCTTATATAATCTTTTGGGCACTACTTCATGGACAGCGACCGGATGTAATTATCTGTGAGGATTTCTACCATATTCCTCGGTACATGAAGCTCAGCATGATCACCTCAGAACTCATCGGTATAGTGAAGCTTTATGCTTCAAAAGAAGTGATCCAACTGATTATGCAGAACCGTGGCATGAAACAGGGCTGGCCGAACCAGAAGCTTAAGATGCTTGGATTGTTTGTCCCCGGGAAAGACCATGAAGACGCTATGGACGCACTACGCCATCGACTGGTGTATCAGGAGAAGCACGATATGATTGATTGGGCTAAACTGAAACCGTAGCATCCGAACCTACCGTTTCCCCCGTTTCCACCGAGCCTATCGCTTGACCAATACGGGCAAGGTGGAATGTGGCCACGTTAATGTCGTAGTCAGTCGGCAACGGTGGTGGAACAATTGCCGTGATCGATGGAAACGGAATCACCGTTGTACCAAGAACCACGTTCGGGGTGACAGTCGAACCTGCATTAATAACAGGTATTGGAATTGTAGTAGTACTAATCACCACAGTGGGCAGTGCACGTGTCACTGCGATTATCGATGGCGTAGGGATAGTCGTAGTGGCAGAAACAACTACGGCTGAAACTCTCGACCCGGCTGCCACTGTGGGGGTTGGTATTACTGTAACCGCGTTAACGACAATAGGTATGATCCCCGCACCAAGACGAATCACAGGCGTAGGGATAGTTGTAGTTCCAGAAACCGCGACGGCCGAGATCGTTACGCCGGTTTGAATTGTTGGCGTTGGAATCAACGTAGTAGCAGAAACGACTGTCGCGACAACTGTGGCACTTCCGCCAGCAATTATTGCAGGTATGGGAATGGTCGTGGTGGCGACCACGGTGGAAACGGTGACCTGAGCCCCCACAGATGGGGTGGGAGTCGGAATCGTGGTTGTACCATTAACCACGATGGGTGCGACTGTAACGCTGGCTTTAATTGTTGGCGTGGGTATAGTTGTAGTGCCCAAGACAACCGTAGGAACAGACCTAGCGCCAGCCGCGATGATAGGCGTGGGAATATTAGTTGTGCCTAAAACCGCAGTAGGGGTAGCAACGGCTCCAGCCCGAATTGTAGGCGTTGGAATAGTTGTCGATCCAGAAACCACAACTGCTGAAATGATAGAGCTGGCAATAATGTTGGGGGTAGGAATTGTCGTCGTGCCAACAACCGCTGTTGCCGATACGAGTGCGTCTCCACCGCCAGCAATAATTGCTGGTGTAGGAATTGTCGTGACACCGATAACAGCCAATGGTGCAACAACCGCACCAGCCTTAGGTGCAGGTGTAGGAATGGTCGTCGTAGCACTAACTGATGACGCAGCAATGATGCTACTTGCTATGATTATTGGTGTTGGAATCGTTGTTGTAGCATTAACCACTGCAGGCGTGGCTGTCGCATCACCAGCAGCCTCTTCTAGTGGCTGCTCAAGAATCGCGGAACCTGACCCGCGCAGCCGCATCACGTACAGGCCACGCATGTCCCTGGGTGTGATGCGGGTGGACACGGCGTCTACCTACCGTTCAATATCCGAGCACTGACCTTAATGAAACAGACCGTGCCATAGTACTCATTCGTCAAAGACGGCGTAAATAACCAGTGTCCCCAACGTCGCACCTGTCGCATTTCCGTTGACCAACGCAATCCCGGTAGCAATATTGATACGCAACGGCTTGTCGTACCAGGTCCATACGATGCCCGAACCAATGGCGTTCGGCGTGGCGTACTCGCGCAGATCGATGCCTCCCAATGTAGGGTTCGCAGACCACGTCGTAT